TTAAATTGATGCACCCAATAATAGGTCACAATCGTACAATGGAATCTATTACAAATTGGTGTGATGATATTAAACCAATTCGTACTAATAGAAAAAATGGAATATTTGCAGTAAAAGAACATAATGAAACTTATTATAAATTAATTACTGTAGATTTAGAATATGGTGAGTTAAAAAAATTACAATTAGATTTTGAAAATAAAATTTTATTTGCACATGTTCCTAATGACCTAGCTAATAGTAATGAAATTTTTATAACACTCCCAGGTAATAAATTAGGTCTTATTACATTTTCACGCGATTATAAAACAGTATCTTTAAAAGCAAAAGATATAGATTTACCTGAATCTTATATTGTTAATAACAATTATGCAGATTTAATTTGTGGTGAACATAAAAATGATAATTTATTATTTAAAATAAAAAATAATGCTAGTGGAAAATTTAATTTAATATATCAAAAGCATGGATTTAAATTAGAACTTGCTCCTGAAGATGAATTTGAAATAGTTGATAATGATTATGAGCTTAATCGCTATGTTGAAGAAAATAATATAGATGATATAACAACAATGAATATTCCATTAATTGTTTATGCTAATGATAAACGATATTTGATTGACTTGAAAACATTTAAATCTCTTTTTGATAAAAAGGGAAACGTTGATTACACCCAAGATGTTAGATTATTCTTCCGTGCTACAGATGAGGAAAAATTCAGTAGTTTTCGTGATGAATTAAATAAACATAATCTTGAAATGTATTATTTTAATAAAGATGGTTCTATAGATATTGGTAAAATTGATAATATATATTGTAGTTTATACATGTATTGCAGTATGGGAGATGAATCAAAATATAAAGGTAAAACAATAATGTTTGGATATACTGATCCCGAATGTACAAAAATTGCAATATTTGATTTTGAAGGCAATATGTTATATAAAAGTGAAGAACCAATAGAATATCTTAAAAATATGAAAACAGAAAATAAAAGACATGTTAAATTAACGATTACTTCTTATGGTGATTTAAAGTTATCTTGTTTTTATGAACGTTCTTCTTATGTTTTACCTAATGATGTTCTACGAGAAATATCTAAAAATATAGCATCTGCAAAAAATGAATCTATCATATTAAAATATGCAGCTTATTTATTAGATTAAAAAAATTAAATAAATTTTACAAAGTATCGCTTTTGCGATACTTTTTCTATATTTAATGTAAAAATAAGGAAACATAATGAAGGTTCTAATTTTTGACATATCAAATTTAATGATGAGATGCCTTTTTGCACAGAAAGTAGATCCTGCAGAAAAAAGATTTGATTTATTCAAACTTACTTTTCTTGGTTCATTTACAAAGGCATTAAAACAACATAAACCAGATAGAGTTATCTGGGTTGAAGATTCTGAAAGCTGGCGAAAAGAAATAAATCCAGATTATAAGGCAAACCGTGCAGCAAAACGCGAACAGTCTACTGTTAATTTCGATGTATTCTTCCCGGTTGCAACAGAATTTTTCGAAAGCTTACATAAAGCATTTAGAAATATTCCATTTATCCGTGTGCCCAACGCCGAGGCTGACGATTGTATAGCCACGATCGTGAAACATAAGCCGGAATGGAATATTATTAACATTTCATCTGATAAAGACTTTTATCAGTTGTTCAAATATCCCAACTATGCCCAATATGACGCTGTTAAGCATGAATTTGTAGAATGCTTGAATCCAGAACAGGCTTTATTAGTAAAGATTCTTACTGGTGATAAATCTGATAATATTCCTGGTGTTCAGAGAGGTGTAGGTCCAGTAAAAGCATTGAAGATTATCAATGAAGATTTGGATAAATGGATAGATGAACAAGGACTGAGAGAAAAGTATGAGCTTAATACAAAATTAATCTCATTTAATTGTATACCTAAGGAAATCGAACTCGCAATCTTGAAAGAACTTGATTCTTTTGAGTATCAAGAATTCGATGCTAAAGCATACTTTAAATTTGTTCAGATGAATGGACTTGTAGAACTTATGGACAATATGTCTGAATTTACTAATTTAATTAAAGGACTCAAATAATGTACACAAAAGAAATATACGAGATTGACGATATTATTAAACTATTTAAAAGCAAACTCGATATTGATGAATTGAAAGATAGACTAACAAAAAATCCATTAAACGAAGGCAAAGGTGCATCAAAAACAGGTGAATCGGAGGAACGACAATATATAAGCACTGTTCCAGAGCTTAATTTTGTCCATGCAAATGATATTATTAGTAATGACCCAAATGTGCATCTTGCATCATATAATCAGTATGAAGGCGATATAATTTATTGTGAAGATAAAGAATCACTTACGGATATGGCAACATTGAAGGAAGCAAATACGATTAATTTCGATATTAAGATTTCATCAAGAGCGCCACTAGTAGAAGAGAATTCACCATATCCTAAATGGTTCGTAGGATGTATAACAAAAGATTCACTTAAAGGATTCGGTGCACCAAATCATTTCTATCTTTCGTTCTCAAAAAATTGTGATACTTGTGTAATCGGTGATTCATATTTAATTAAAAGAGATATTCAGCATAGTCAACTTCATTATAAATACACAAAGTCAAACGAAGCATTTATAACGTTTAACCAGATGACAGAAGGCGTGCACTGGAAATATCTGTATAAGAGGTAATGATGAGTAATATAAACTATAGTATGATTGTAGCAGTTTCCGATAACAATGTTATAGGAAAAAATGGTCAACTTCCATGGCATCTTAAAACTGATTTGCAAAGATTTAAAAAATTAACAGAAAATCATGTTATAATCATGGGTCGTAAGTGCTTCAATTCTATTGGTAGACCTTTACCTAATAGAACAAATATTGTCGTTTCTTCTAATCAAGATTTAGTCATACCTGGATGTGTAGTCAAACCTTCTTTACAGTTTGCCGCAGATTATGCGAATTCCAAAAATGACCTTACACCATTTATTATCGGTGGCGGAACTTTATATAGGCAGGCTATAAATCTTGTTAATTATCTATACCTTACCAAAGTCCATACGACAATCGAGGACGGAGATACTTTCTTCCCTGATATCAATATGGATCAATGGGAAATATTGTCCCAGGAAGAGTTTAAAGCAGATAAAGACAATGATTTCGATACTACATATATGGTTTTAAAAAGAAAGCGCTAATTTCTATTATAAATAATGTATGATAGTAAATTTTAAAGAAGTCGATAAGAAAATTGAAAAAATCTTAAACATATTGGTCTCCAAAGGATTCTCGTATGAGATTTTTTCGGAAAAGAGATTTAATATAATAGATAACAATGTAAATTTCGCTGAAAAGAGAAATATCGGAGTTATTACTCAGTTCAATGATGGTAAGATTTCAGTTAGAATCTATGGCCATAAGAATCGTCATAAGCTGAAAGATATTATGAAAGTCAATGAAGTAGTAATTAAACCGTCTGAAGGTGTATCTGATGCCTCTTCTAAGACAACAAAGTTAGTTAATCATTACATTAAATCCGTAAAATCATTATAAATAATATAAAGAAATTAGGAGATTAATTACTATGGACTTTAAACAGCAATTTAAAGAATATTATGAAAAGAAGCTTCAGGAAGACTTAGCTGTCGCCCAGCAGTCAGCTGCAGAACAGAGTTATCAGACTCAGGCGATGAATAGTTCTCTTGATTCTGTCGTATTGAAATATGTCGGCAATGGCGACATTAAGGAAGGACTTAAGCAGCTTGCAACAGACCTCGGTACAGCAATTTATAATTATGTTATTTCCGACAAGTATGTTCAGGATGAGCTCTTCAATGCCCCGGATGACAAGGCTAAGTATGTTAACTTAATGACTCAGAAGATTCAGCAAGGTGCTTGTACAACTCTCGTTGACCTCTTGCGTCATATGGCCGTTGATATCTCTAACGCCAAGAATACTATTACTAAGTAATATTCAAAATAACTTTATAAATAAACGGTGTAAAAACCGTTTATTTTTTCTATATTTGTGAACAGTGTTTTATAAACAGATGGTGAATCTTTTAAATATTTGCAATTATACAAAACTGTCGCCACTTTTTTATATGAAAAATATAAAATCTAACGAGGTGACAGGTGATTTTGTATTTGTAGATTTATTAAGGCACAAAATTGATGTTCTATCTATAAAGGATAAATTTTTATGGTTTAAATGTAAACCAAAACTTATCAAGAAAGAACAACAATTTCTTACACTTTCTGAATTTAAAAGACTCCTGGTTCATAATAAAAAAGTAGAAGAAGAATTTATAGATAAATATATAGACTGGGAGAATAGAAATGAATCCTTATGAACAATACATGTATAATGGTTCTTTGATAGAAAGTGTAAAAGATACTTTATTAAAATATGGCTATGTTTATGATGAACATCATGGCTGGTATAATGAGAATGAAAAATTCCTATCAGAAGATCAAAAGCGAATTGCTAGAATCGGAATCGAAAAGATGAAGAAAGCAGTCGAAGAAAATAATAAGCTTATTAAAGAATTGAAACTTTAAATTAAAAACCCCAGATTATTCTGGGGTATTTTTTATGCATTTTTAATTTCAGCTTTCATAAGTCGTTTCTTGTTATTATCAAGGTCATCAGAACCCCAATGGTCTTTTCCACCGCCAAATATTTCAAGACACTTATCAGCTATTCCAGCCTTAAATCTACTTATACCGCTACATCTCCAGATGCCTCGAATAAAATCGTCAGCTTCTTCCCTTGAAAATATTCCAAGACCTTTTAATGTATAAAGACAGTCATGAACAATGGCTCCACAATTATACTTCATGTTCTTAGAATCCCATTTAGGAAGGAACCAAGTAAAAGCAGACGGAATAGAAGCACCGTCAGTTCTGAAACCTCTATACAAAGATAAAACAAGTTTATAAGTCTTGTCCTTTTTTATATATGTAACTATTATATTTGCAGGATTCATGAATGTATAAATTCCATTTTCCTTGCTTGTCATTATTTGTGAGTAGTTGATACTCTTTACTGTAATCGCCATATTATACCTCCTTTGTGGCCCTCTATATTATTTATTATAAATAAGATATGTTGAGTTTTACAGAATATAAGCAGCAATATAGTAGATATTTGAACCTTGTGGTCAAGTATTTACAAACTTACTTGTTGATAACATATCTTGGTAATTATGATATTCTACATGATAAGAATGGCCGAAAGAATCCGAAATATCATCAGGCTACAAAGTTCCTTGACTATATGTTCTATGATGCATATAAGGATAGAACTATGGAAAACTTACTTAGCCGAGAAGGCACAGCAGTAAGGGAAGATGTTCCAGATGAATATCCGTATTATCATTTCTATGACCCAACACATCTTGATCAGATATTCCTTAGTGAGACACTTATAAAGAACACATGGTTGCGTTTTAGACAGTTTATAGACCACGATTACTTTAGGGTAATAGAAACTTGTATGTCAGAATATAAGAGTCCAGAAACGTGTTATATGGAGATTCTAGGACTATTATGTAGTTCAATCAATTTACCTATGCAAGATGAGTCTAAACCACCTGAAGGGGACGGATTAGATGTAGCTGATGAATATAACGAAGAAATTCCTCCTGACGGTAATAAATAATATAAAGTAGGAGAATTTATGACAATTAACGAAGCAAAACGAATTCTTAAAGAAAATGGCTACCTTGTAGAAGATACAAACAAAACAGAGATTGACTGTAGTAATTGGCACTGGGTAAAGTCAATGTCTAGTTATAACAATAATTACTATTACGATACTTTGAGTGATGTTGAATTTTATCTTGAAGAATGCGATGAAGATTATGGAGATTATCTTTATTACGCCTGCGATAAATCAGGAAAGAAGCTAAAATACCTAGGATATACAAATCGTGAAGGTAGTGTTGAAAACTGTGAAGGTAAACTTGTATTAGACCCAAGTATGCCTACATAAATAAAGTAGTTTATTATTAGTGAGTGAATTTATGAAAGAAGAAAAACATTTTTGTGGCACTACTTGTGCGAATCCCGAAGTTAATGGTAATAAGGCAGATGCGGCTTGGAAACAAGTACCGATGTATAAACCTAGTTTATGGACTAGATTTATTTGGTGGTTAATATGAAGTTAGAAGAAGCTAAACAAATCCTTAATGATAATGGCTATCAGATTAATGAAATGATTGGTCCATTTATGTTACAGGATTATACAGCTACATTTACAAATTCCGATTCTGGCGAAACTGTAGAAAAGAAAGTTAAAGCCTTTAATTTAGTTAACGCTGCTGAACTTGCAAATAAGTATAGGCTCAAAGATGAAGATTTATCTTGTCATTATTCATTAACTAAGGTTGAATTAATCCCTGGCACATATAGATCAATGACTAATGATGATCTTGAAGGTGATCCGGTAGGCGATTAATCCTAGTATAAAAAATTCAAATATAAAACGTTAATTAATTTTAACGTTTTA